CTGCCATTGCACCTTGAGACCGTGCTCCAGCGTCCGCCGCGATACACTCGGCGCTTTGGGCATTCGTCTTTCCCGCTTCACCTATTGCACCTCCTCCGATGTTGCGAGTGCCGTCCATGGTATACTGGTCTCTACGATATTCGTCACGCATTTCAGTACCACCACCAAGGAATCCCTTCTTGTGTTGATTGAGTCGAAGAGATTTTTCTGATTCTAAAATAGCAGGATCGTTTGCTTTGTATTGAATACGATAACCTCCTTTACCAGCTTCAATGGTATAAGATGAGTAGTCACCGTGAGGGATATTAATAGTTGGAACCTGTGCAACTGGTGGTTCATCTGGTTGTCTGATTACATAACCAATCAGACCGATATGTGATACTGCAAACAATGCACCAATAGTTCCAACGAGGATCTTAAACGTTGATGGTTTGTCTGCTGGTCTTGTTGGGGGTGTGGCGGATGCTTTCTTTGCTGCCGCTGCTGCTTTCGCTTCTTCTAGGGATGGCATAATGACCCATAGTAAATCTCACCCTTATTTATCTAAAAGCATAAAAAAAGCGCCCCCGAAGGGACGCTCTGTAAACCTGGTGATGAATCACATGAGGTTGATAACTTGTACTCTTCTGTAGTACATGTTTGCATTTGCGGTGAGGGATTCGCCATCGGGGGTGCCGTTGTATGCACCGTTGGTGGTGACGAATGGGTTGCTGACCATGCCGTAACGAGTCTTGAAACCAATTTTTGGTTGGAAGGTGTTAGGATCGATCGAGCGGACCATCTGGAGGGGTACATATGGGCAGTAGAATAGACCTGCGTCATATGGGGAAGTACCCTTATAACCGATAACATAGTAGTGCTTATCGGAGAGGTTCGCTGCATAAGGATCAACGTAGACCTTGATGCGACCGTTGATGGTTCCAACTGCGAGGTTGCCAGTGTCATCGACTTCACCGATGGAAGGACCACCAGCGCCAGTTAGACCAGAGGAGTAGTCGAGAACGCCTGCCATTGCAAGTGCGGATGCAACGTCAGCAGAGCAGATCAAGAAGTTGCCCTTTCCTCTACGAGTCTCTTGTGCGATTGCGTTTGCATCGCGCTCGATTTGGAAGAGAAGACCCTTGAATTTCTCAACAGACCAGCGACCGTTGGAGTCAACGTCGAGGTCGAAGATGCCAGCGTTAGCAACGTTGTTTTGAGCACCTTTCTTTGCAACGGTGTAGACGGTACGAACGACTTCACGGTTGATTTCTGCGAGAACTTCGCTAGACAGGATGTTAGCGAGCTCTTGCTCTGCATCTAGACCGTGGATCGCCTTGAGGTCTTGTGCCAGTTCCAGGGTGTACTCTGCTTTGAGTGCTCTGGACTTTGCAGTAACCGAGGTCTTCTCGATGCTGAAGGACATCTCACGGAACAGTCTGTCCGCTTCGCCCATACGCTCAAGGTTCTCACGAGACATGCCTCTAGCAACCTCATAGGTGCCAGCAGAGGAATCGTTGAGGAGAGCAGGGTTGTTACCTTCGGAATCGCCACCAACACCAGCGCCAGTTCTAGGAGTATATGCTCCAGCGGTAGCGTCGTGTGCTGCCGAGAATCCAGTATCGGGCTCGTTGAACAGTGCCTCTTCGCCGCCTTGGTTCTCGTAACGGGAACGCATTGCGAAGATAAGTCCAGTAGGACCGCTCATTGGTTGAACGCCACAAACGTCATATGCCATCAGGTTAGGCATTGCACGACGGACGAGGGAGATCAGTACAGGGTCGAAACCTGCAAGACCTGCAGTGTTAGCGTTACCGAGTGCGCTGCCTGCAGGAGAAACAGTACCAGCGCCGAGGCTGTTAACTGCAACTTCGTTTAGCATACCGCGCTCTTCGCGCATGAATCTTTCTTGGTTCTCCAGGAGGACAGAGGTGACAGCCTTCTTATAACGATCACCGATAGGCGCGGAGCCTTCGTGACCAAGAACAGGTGCCCACTTTTCCTGAAGCTTTTCTGCGTTAAACATTAGCTTTTTAGGGTAAGGAAAATTTATAAAATATTATCAGGAGTTCCAGCGATTAATTGCTTGGAGGTATGCCGCCATTGCTGGGGATACTTCTTCGCCTTCGACTGGTGCTTCGTCAGTAGCTTCTGCAGCAGGTGAAGCAGGGTTTGCTGGGAAGTACGATTCGCGGAGGGTCTTAACCTTCTCTGCAAACTTCTCTTCGGATTCAAACTCTACGCCTTCTGCTAGAGATGCCAGCTTGTCCTTTTGAGTATCTGCCAATCCTTCGGAAACAACGTTCAGAATTACAGTTTTTGCAGACTCATCTAGACGACTTTGAAGTTTCACGTTGCGCTCAATCTGTTCGTTGAGGCTGTCTTCCATCTTACGAATGTCTTCAGTCAATCCTTCGACAACATCAACTTTGTCATCGGGGATATTAATGTAATGCTCTTGGAAGAGATTCTTGAGTCCAGCGATGAAGTCTTCGGTGATTTCGTTACGAATACCGCGATCGATGGATACCTGGTTCTCTTCTAACCATGATTGAATAGCGTACTTGATAGTACCGCCAACCTCTTCTGCGAGTTCGCTCTTAACAGTAGCGACTTGCTCGGAGACGCGAGTCTCAAACTGCTCTTCGAGTTTCTTCCACTCTTCAGCAAGTTTGGATTTGACTGCTGCCTCAAAAATTGTCGTTGCTTTTTCTTTGAACTCTTCGGAGAGTTCAGTTCCTTCGGTGAGTGCTGCAACGTCTGCACTCATGTCAAGGGATTCAAAGGAAGGTTTGATGGGATATGTTACATCAGGACCAGTGCTGGTAGCATATGCTGCGTCAGCACCAACGGTTTGAGTCTTGCCCTGATCACCAGGATCGTTGATGTTAGCAGTCTGTGCAGTACCATCGCTCTGTGCGCCTTTAGCGCCAACAGGGGCAGCTGCTTTAGCACCAGGATTGTCTTCGCCTTCGTCGTTTCCGTCTGGGCGTGGACCACCATTGTCGGTGACTGACTGTTGAGCTCCGTAACCGTTGACAGCATCAGTGCCTACAGTTCCTTTACCTTCACCAGCTCCTGCCTTGGAGTTGACTTCGGTCTTGGACTGGCTGGACGCTTCATAACCGCCACCACCAGGAATAACTGCTGCAGATACTGTTGGCATTGGATCGCCAGCTTCAACAACTAGACCTGATTCAGTTACAAACTCCTCAAATTTTTCCTTTAACATATCTGACATGAGTTTCCCCTTGAATTTCTATAAGCTATTTCTATGATTATTTATTAAATTAGAGATTTGACAGGAAGTGCTCAAAGACCTGTAGGGTCCTTGCTTCCAGATCTCTTTTGGATGATTCACTAATGTATCCCTGGTATTTAGACACGGTTTTCTCCTTTAGGAGTCCGTTATCCCATACCCATTCCTTGCCTTCCATGATACCGTTTACAAATGCATCAGGAGCGGAAGGATCTGCTACGATATCTGCAGCAGTCGCAAGCATAAAGTCATCCATAACATAATTAGCGTCTTCACGCTTATCAATGCTACCCATGCCGCGAGAAGAAACACCAAGTTTCACACCCTCACCAAGGAGAGACTTGGCAATGTTGCCCATTGGTGTGTCAAGAATTCGTGCCTTACCTACGAAGTTGTTGCCCTCTGCCTTGAGTGATGTGATCCTGTGGGATACACGATCAAGGTTTACAGTAGGACCATCGGGGTGACCGAGTTCTCCTAGAGCACGACCTTTGGTTACGTACTCTTCATTGTAACGACCTACTTCTTTTTCCAGAACAGAAAATGGATAGACTCTTCCGTTGCGGTTTCTTACTTCCGACTGGAGGAATACACCCTCAATGTAGAGGTGCTTCTGACCGTCTTTTTCTTCGGTCAAAAGTTTGACCTCCTCAATGTTTTCTGTAATGAGTTTCATTCTTCTGGAGTATCTGTAGGTTCATCAAAGTAGCTAGATGCTACTGTCTGTTTATACTGATCGATAACGTCTTGTGCTTTGCCGTATAGATAATCGTTAATTTTATCTAACGCTTCGCCACGCTTCTTATCAGCAATCAAATCCACAATATCAACGAGTTCAGATTCTAATGGTGTATCCATGACTTAAGTAGTGGTTATATTTTATTTATCAGACTTTGGTTTTGCAGGCGCGGGAGCAGGTTTTAGCTTCTCCATCTCCTTTGCTTTCTCTAGTTCTCGTGCAGCATTATCGTCCGCAGCTTGTGCATCCAGTTCAGGTTGGAAGGCAGCATTCTGACGATCCATCATGTCCATAGATGTAACATCAACTGGATCGATGACCATGCCGCTATCGATATCAGACTTCATCTGCTTATCGATTTCCTTGTACTCCTTCTCGGTCTGCATGAGAACCTGACGACGGATGTATTCGGTAGAGAAATACTTGCCAACGAAAGGATCCATCTGGGTGACCAGATTGACGCGCTGCAGCATCATCTCCTGTTGCTTCAGTTCATTGAAGTGATTGTCAAACAGGAAGTCATATTGGATATGCTCTTCCATGTCATCCCAATCTTCAGGAGCGATGACACCCTTGAGGATAAGTTGAGTCTTGAGAATGTCGTGGAACAAACGAGAGAAACGCTTGCGGAGACGACCGATGAACTTACTAAACTTCAGTTCGTCGCGTAGAATCTCTGTGGACTTGCCTAGGTTGAATGCTTTGTTGTCGTCAGTGAGACGAGAGGGTGGCAAGTTCAGGGAGTTGTAGAGTTTCTTTTTAAAATACTCAACGTCCTTGAGTTCACCTAGGTTCTGACCACCTGGTAGTGTGGAGATTTCTGTGCCTCTACCACCTTCGCGGCGAGGTAACCAGAAGTCTTCCAGCATACTCATGTGCTTTTTATCATCTCTGATCTCTCCCGTCGAAGCATCGTAAACCAACTTATTACGATAACGTGCCATAACATCACGGAGGTATTGTTCCGCCTTGACTTTAGGAAGATTACCAACATCAATATAAAAAATTCTACGTTCAGGTGCTCTGGACAAACGGTAGATGACCAGAGAGTCTTCAATCATACGAAGTTGATTGAGAGACTTGATTGCTTTGTGCAGGAAGGACAGACTGTACTTCTTGTTTAGATCCATCACACCAGAGTTTACTGTTGCGATTGAATCAGATGCAATCTTGATTCCGTTATTGGTTGAGTAGTCTGATGGACTGTTATGTGGCAATGACATAGAACCACCAAAACCTTTTGGTTGGTAGATGTAATACTCTATGTAATCACCCCAGTCATATTGCAGCGCAGTACCTTTGACCGCTTGCGGATCTGCTTGGACTCTTGGGTCACTAACTTTTTGACGAACCTTACGAATCTTGAGCGCGTCAATGTTTCGTAGTTCTAGAATACCTGCCTTGGGGTTTTCAAGATCGATGACCTTGTGGTAATATACCCTACCATCCACATACCAATTACGAATAATTTGATGAGCGTTCTTGTCGAAGTTCAGCATCTTTAAGATGTGATCGAACTCATCGCGGATCTTTTTCTTTACTCCAGCACCCATCTGAAGATTAGATAGTTCGATCTCAACTGGTGCATCATCTGCATCGCTGACAACAAACTCGTTTACAATTTCATCAATGGCGGTGTCTACTTCTGGGTGTAGCGACATGTCTCTATATCGCTTGAGTAGTTCGTACTCATTCTTTGAGACGCCTTCTACATCTACGTAAGTACCAAAATAGCCACCAGCTACGGTGGCTACACTGTCATCACTATTAGGAGGGACAGGGGATTGACCCCTGTCCTTCCCGCCATCTTTGATTAAAAAACCAAACAGTTGACTCATGATCTATTGATCTAAATTACCTGATGATTTATTTATCAGGTCAGAAAATCACTTAAGTACGCTCGCTTTGAATGCTTCGCCCGTGCCATTGGTGGCATGCCAGTAAGAATACTGGAATTCAACTGTAAACTCTTCGATCTGATCATTGCTGTCATAAGCAAGGTCGATCTGGGAGATGCTAGTTGGGAAAGCATACTTCAGGTCATACTGGCGTAGAACTGTAACATCGTTACCAGTACCAGACTTGTTGTCTTTACGCATCTGCTGAACAACGATGTCCCTCATATAACCATCATTTGTTGTTTTTGGTCTGAAGTAAGGAGCATTGTTGGTCTCGTGAGTGTTCATGGTTTCCAACCATGCCTCAAACATACCGCGAATCTTCATGTCCTTATCATTGAAGAACGTTGCAGACCAGGTATCGAATGTACGATCGCCAGAGATCTTAACTGTTCTTCCTCTGAAAGGAACTTCGATCACGCCCAGGTTAGATGCTGGGAGTGCAGCAGATTTGCAGAGAAGATTAACATCTTCGTTTTCTCCTGCATTGATGTTGCCATTGCCAGTATTCGCTCCCGCAATATCGGGGAAAGGAATCTTGACCATAAACATATTGGGCTTTACGCCTTCACCAATCTTATCGATAAAAGAACTAATCTTTGCCATTGTTGTTTACCTCTGTGGATTTAGGATCAGGAACCGACTACTTCTTGGAACGAGACGCCTGTCTTCGTTGCCGTGAAGGTTACGGTGATGTAGTTGATCGAGCGAGTAGGCTTCAGGAATAGTTCTGCAACAAACTCGTTACGGTCGATAACATCTGGGGTGTTGTTGGTCTCATCACATACCACGAGGAAATCAGTTACGCCGCGACGTGCTTGGACTTCAGCGAGGTAGCTGTTAGCAGCACCTAGGAAGGAAGAACGTGTGATCGCGTCGTTTTGTTCAAATAGAACTGTCTTCGCAAGGTCTCCGATTCTTCTCTCAACATTGAGGAAGAGGCGACGAACGTTGATACGATCGAAGGAAGAAGGAGATGCGAGTGCAGTCTTGTCGCCAAACAGGGTGACGCCACTACCAGGGAAGATAACAACAGGGTTGATTCTGTTCTGGTAAAGTTCGTCTCTGTCTGCCTTGCTTGGGTTGTATGCTAGTTTGATAGCGTTGCGGAGGGAACCTCTGTTGACACCAGCAGGGGAATACCAGTCGTCGAGGAGACTCGAAGTTGCAACACAAAGACCAGCGATATCGCCGTTGCAAGGGATGTAGCGATACTTATCGTTGAAGCGGTCGTAGAAATACTTGTAACCGCTATCGAAAACAGCATAGGACGTGGAAGTCATGCCGTTAAAGAAGTTGAGAGTATTCTCTCTTTGCTGAACCGCAGTCAGAGCACCGTTGGTTCCAACTTGGTTCGACTTGTGGGGAGAAACGAATGCAACGCAATCCTTTCTTCCAGCTGCTAGAGCAATTGCTTTGTTTGCCTTTGCTTTAGTATCAAGTTCCGTAGCAAGCGAACCGCCCATGAGAACGAAGTTCAGGTTAGGAACTAGTTCGGTGTCAGAGAACTCATCGAATGCTGCTTCAATTTCAGAAACATTGTATTCGTAGTCGTCAGTACCACCAGAGAGGTCCCATGCCATTGCACCCATGAGGAGCATTTTACCAGCAGCAGCTGCAGCGGTTCCATCAACTGCAGTACCACCGCCACCAGATTCTGGTTGGCGAGGAGCAGGAAGAACAGTACCATTGAAGAAGTATTCGGACTGTGCTGTAACTACATCTCTGTAGAAGTTAGCAGCGCCTTCTGCGTTTCTACCGTCAGACAGTTTAGAAACGTATAGGATTCTTTCGAGAATCGTATTTGCTGCACCACTGACTGCACCATCGGTGTCGATGACTGCAAGGTGAAGTTCGTCGTAAGAAACACCTCTGTCTGCAGCGAATGCAGATGTGCCAGGACGAGGACCGATAGCACCGAGTGTTAGGCTAGTACCAGGGATGAGGGTGTTGGTGTACCAATCTTTGACTGCACTGATTGTGATTGCAGTATCGGTTACGCTAGCAACTTCAAAAGTTGCATCGCCGTTACCACCACCAATAGTAATAACTTCTCCAGCAACGAATCCAGAACCACCTGCTTCAATTGCAACTGCACCAACAGCACCTTCAACGGTAGCGATGGTGAAAGTTGCGTCAGATCCACCACCAGCAATGGTGATAACATCGCCCACGGTGTAACCAGATCCAGGGTTAGCGATTGCAATCGATGTAACTGCGCCA